TGGAATGAGTTTAATATATGATGGAAATCAAGAAAGTCTTATATCAGTATTAAAAAATAAATCAGGAGGATTAGAATCTTTTTCATATTCAGAAGGAAAACAGCCTCCAGCGGCAGCTATCTTTTGTCAGTACTCTGCAAATTGGAATAAAAGAATTACTGGAGCTGTTGTTTATATGAAAAGACTTCTTGATAAACAATGGTATCCACAATATGAATTGGATTTTGTAAAGGGAATGGGAAAAGCTACATTTTCAAATGTAGAAAGAGCTGTTACATATACAACAATAAATAGCGAAGCTCATTATGTTTTTCAATTTGGATATGAGGATGTTTTAGAACCTCAATTTGCACTTACATATGAATCAAGAACTGGTATAAGTCATGAAGAAAAATCTATATCTTCAATGTGGAAAACATCTTGTGTTGCAAATAGGAGAGCATATATAGGTAATTTAAAAGTATTTAATGAAGATGGGACTACTGAAGTACATAACGATAGGATGGTGAGAAGTCTTCCAAATAAGTTTGATATATTCCCAATATCTGAAAGCGTTGATGTTGCTATTAATGATGGTGAATCTATAACTGCTTTAATAGAGTTTAATGATAGAATATTACAATTTAAGGAACGAACTTTATATGTTATTAATGCATCACAAGATACAGAATTTTTAGAAGATAAATTAGATTATAGAGGAGTATCTCACAAGGCTTCAGTATTTAAAACAGAATATGGTGTTGTTTGGGCCAATAATAATGGATGTTATTATTATGATGGTAGAAAAGTAAATGATTTACTAGAAAAAGATGGGAGACCTTTAATTACTCAATCGCAATGGGAATCATTTCTTGGAACATATCCTCTTGTTGGATATTCTCCAAAGAAAAGACAAATAATAGTAGTTGATGATATCTCTAACAATGATAGTGCAGATGGCTCTTGTTACATATTTGATATGATTACAAGGAGTTGGGTTAAGGGGGCTGCTGGAACATTTGATGCAACGGCAAAATCAAATTTTGTAATAGATTGGAATGGAGATTTGTTACATGCTTCTAGTGACCAAACTAATGATGCTTTGGGGGCAATAGAATTATACAAATGGGATGATGCAGCTGATACAACTGCAAAAATGTCAATTAAAACAAAAGATATAGATTTTGGGACTCCTAGTCAAACTAAATCTGTTAAGAAGGTGTACGTTACATATAAAGGAGATGCTAGAAATGCACAAGTACAATATGCAATTAATGGAGATGATGATACTTATGCTAATTTCTTTTTGACAGATACAGATGGGTCAAGTACTAATGGGACTGGTCAGGCTAAATCTATATTAAATGTTGGAACTGATGACTGGGTATGTGCAGAATTAAAACCATCAGCTGGTTCTGTTGCTTGTAAAAGTATTGCACTTAAGATAAGTGGGGATGATTCAAGTGCTATTGCGGCTGATTTTGAAATCAATGATATATCTATAGTATATAGACCTAAGTCTATTAAATAAAGAATTGATTAACATGGATAGAAATATTAACTTCAGAGAATATAAAAAGGTTCAGAATGGCGAATACTAGCGCATATAAAGCTCTCGGCAGAAGTCTTGGTTCATATAGAAAAGATTTAACTGCTATGGATAAATCAGATATTGAGATATCAGATATTGAATTTGGAGGCCAATTCGAAAGGGGATTAAGTGACACTTTATTTAAGACTCTTGCAAATGTTGTTGGTATAGCACAGGAATCAAGACTTTTGAGTAAAGATATAGGATTGGGAAAAGAATCTGCTGGTGTGTATTCAAAAGAAGTTGAATATCAGCCTCTAGGTTGGTTTGGTGAAAAAATAGGTTTAGACCCAAAGAAAAGAACTCAATATCTATCAAGAAAAGATAAGAGAGAATTGGGAACGAGGGAATTAGCTAATATCGGAACGATGGAAAGACTGGGAATTTCAAATAAGTATACTGATTACAAATCTCCAACACGTCCAGATAGACCAAGGGTGTCTAGCTCTATAAAATATAAGACGGAAGATGAAGCGGTTAATATGGAGGTTGGAGATATTTCTATTTCTGGAGAACAAGGATTGATGGATGAACGTAAAGCAACCACAAGAGCTTCAGCTGGAGAAGGGGAGCAATCTAGAGGAGCTTCTTCTTTTTTAAAGGGATTTAAAACTTATTCTACCGCTGTTGAGGGTACTTCTTCAGTTATCCCCAAGAGTAAACAATCTACTTTTAATTCACAAAGATATGAAAAAAGAGAAGACTCTAGTTGGTTGATGGATTTTCTAAAGAGTGTAGGTGGAGGAGTAGATTAATGTCTTTATTGAGAGATATTGGGACTGGTGTTTCAGCCGCTGCTACTATGGGTACGCCGTGGGGATGGGCAATAGGTGGAGCTGCAGTTGCAAGTAGTCTTTTTGGAGCTACAAGTAAACAAGATGAATATAAGGAAAAGATTGGAGTTTTAGGAGAGAAACGTACCTCTGCTTTATCCGCCTTATCTGGAGTAGATGAAATAGAGTCGCAAAAAATAGGTATCGCAGAAGCCCAATATGGGCTTGGTATTGATAAATCTATATTTCAAACTGGTCAAAGTTTATATGGAATAACAAGGCAAGGTGGGTCTGCAGCTGCTAGCACTGGATTTGCTTTTTCTGGAGATGTGCAAAAACAAGTGGAAAAAGGAATAGAATCTGGAGTCGAATCTTTTGGATTTACTAGGAAAGGATTACAGGATATGCTTGGGGGAAAATTATTAAATATTACTGAAGAAATGGGGGCAACGAGAGGACGATTGGAAACAGAAATAGCGTCTATTGATTCAGAAATGGGTATGTTAAAAAAGAAAAGTAGTGCAGGTGGATTTTTTCAAGATTTATTTGGATAGGGAGTAAATATGGCATTAAATGATATATTAAGTGTATATAGACAATCTTTAGCATCTGATAGACAGTCAAGGCTTGCTGAGTTACAATTGTCTATGCAAGCTTTACAATGGGAGGCTTCTCATCAATTTAGAGAAGAAGGTAGACAAAGAGAGGATTTTGTAAATGCTTTAAACTATGCTGATAAAGCTGCGAGCGAAGCTCTATCTTTAGATTCTGCTAATATTTATAGTCAATTATATAATATTGAGGGAATTATAAAAGATGATGAAGGAAACCTGAGAGTTAAAAAGGCGAACAAATCTCTTACTAATTTAGGAAAATTAGGATTCACTCCACAGGAATCTGCCGATATATATAATGTAGTTCAAATGTATGAAAAGTCAAGAGATAATCCTGCTTTACAACAATCAGCGCAACAACTTGCAGTATCAGTAGGAAGAAGATTATCGAGAGATTAAGATTACTTCAAAAGAAGTGGATATGCTGATGATTCAAAGAGTGAATATTTAAAGGCTATGGAGAAAGCAAATATTTTATTTAAAGGAGATGACCAATTTCAAAGAGATTTATCTATAGATTCATTCATTGGAGCTTCCCAAACTGTAGATGCTTTGGCAAATATAGAATCTGAAAGAATAGAAATGGGAGAAGGAGATTATACAATAGATACTCCTATAACAGAACTTGGGATTGCTAAAGAAGCAGATAGGGAATTTTTTGATTCATTAGTTGATTCAGCTAGTCAAGCAATTATAAATCAAGGAATTGAAATAAAAGACCAAGTGCAAATTGATATTACATCTCCCACATTTTTAGAAGATTCAATGGGACAAGAGCAAATTCGAATGGAAGAAACTAAATCTTCAATGGCAGACATTGAGAATACATTAAATATGTTATCTAATCAAAAACGAAATCTTCGTTATCAGAAAGGTCGTGGACAAATAGGAGCTGAAGACGTGGCTTCTCAATTAAGTGAGATATCTGACCAAATAAAAGACCAGAAAAGTCAATTAAAAGCATTGAATAAAATAGAAGAAGAACATTTAGAAGAAATGAAGTCTTTATCGTTTGAGAAACAAAAAAGAGATGCGAAAGGTTACATATTAAGTACTATGAATCCATATTCGTTTGAAGATTAAAATATAAATGGCAGACAATCTTACTCTCCGATTAAAAAGAGAACTTGAGAGAAGGCATAATAGAGTTGTTTCTGAAGAAGAAATCAATACCTTTTTGCAGTCTCAAGGTCTATCAGATAGCCCATCATCTCCAAAGCCTTTCCAAGCTCCAACTCAATCACAAGTACCAGATTGGTTTACGTCCCAACAACGTCAAGAGCAAGTTTCGGAGGCTAAAGGTGGTATGCTCAATGCTTTAGGTGTTGGACTTTGGACTGCAGCTGACACTGCTTTGTTTGGAATCCCAGGTGCTTTTGTTGAAGAAGAACAATATTTAGATTTTGAGGATACAGCTGGTAAATATACTGGTGCATTAGGTGGATTACTGGGGTTTATAGGTGGAGCCCCAATGAAGATTGGTGCAAAGATATTACAAGTACCTGCCAAAGCTGCTATTAGGTCTTTTGGTTATGAATCTTTAGAATCTGTTAGTAAGCAAATGCTTAAAAAGGGAGTTGCAAAAGGAGCTCCAGAAGCAGAAACAAAAACATTGGTATCTGCTTATAAAAAGCTTGCGCATAAGGCGCAAACTGATGCTGATATTCGTGAAAACTTTTCAAGAAAATCTATTGATTTAGTTACTAGATTTACAGATGATGCAGTAAATGCTGGAAGATTAAGTCCTTCTGAATCTGTAGCTCTTAAAGAATTATTTGAAGGGAATGTATTACAAAGACCTCTCCAAGATTTTATTGGATTAATGGGGACTAGAGGTTTTGCATCTAGCAATCCAAGATTAGCTAGGGTTCTGGGTCATGCAGTAAATGACTCTATTATGTTTGGTGCGATTGATACAATTTTTGAAGGTGTTTCAATGATAGAAGATGGAAGTTTTGATTGGACTGCTCCAGCCTGGGGAGTTGCTACTGGACTTGCTTTTTCACAAATATCATGGTTAGACCCAGTAGGCAAAGGTTCAAAGTGGTTTCCAGATATGATGCAAGGAGTGAGGGCAGCCTTCTCTAAAAAAGTTGATTATACTAAAATGTCAAATAAGCATATGGCTGGGACGGGAAAGTTTTTTGGAGAGTCTTTAGAAAGAATTAAACCTAATGGAGCAATTGTAACTCTTGAACATCAAGGAAGGAGAGTAAGTGGGATAGATTTAGAATCAGATAATTTATTACAAATTGTTGGAGATAGATTTGGTAGTCATACGGAAGGAAGAAAAGCTCTTGCTAAATTTTTTGATGCTAGTAGAAAAGAGATGGGTAAAGAATTGATAAGACTTGCGAATAGAGAGGGATATCAAAATCTTGCTTTAAATTGGAAAAGAATGATGTTAGGTGGGGTATTATTTAATACTCATACTATTGCCGATATGGCTATTAGCGGATATGAACCAGATATTAATGATATATTGCCTCATTTTCTAATAGGTGCTTTCTTACAGCTTGGGAAGAACCCAGCTTCTTTTGATTTAAATTCTAAAAGAATTAATCAATTTAGATATAATCTTAGTTTATTAGGATTTGAAACAAAACAATTAAGCCAGATTCCATCTCTCCCAAATACACCATCAAGATTTGATAGTCCTTATAAATCTGATGACCCAATCGTAAAAGAGTTTGAAAGAATGGGATTAGGTGCTGATGTATTTGAAACAGTTGATATAAGAAGACCAAAAGGTGAAACAAGTCATTACATAAAGGGGAATTATACATTTGAAAAAATAAGAGATAGTTTGAAAGAGCATTTTACTTATTTAAAAAATCCTGATGATATTACTGTAAAGGAAGCGAGGGATTTTGTAAAATTCTTTAAAGAGAAAACTGGAACAAAAAATCTTAATGAAATAGAGACGTGGCTAAGACAAAAAGGTATAGATAATACCAAAAGTTTTGAAAATATATTTCCAGATATGGTTGAGCAAATACGACAAGTAGATGCTGGACAAGAACTTGCTATAGATTTAGCAGAAGATGGAAAATTTAGAATTCAACGTAGAATACATGCTTCTGAAGAATTAATAAAAAGGGCAAGAGATGGTGAATTAGAATGGTTAGGTAATTTAAAAGGAGAAGATGCTGTTGCTGAATTAGTTAAGACATTAGATGGATTTGCCGCTATATCCTCTAGTGCTATGCTTTTAGATTATGCAAAAGCAAAGCCAGGGAATGCTCAGGTTAAAGAAATTAAAACTGAAGAAACTGCTAGGGATATATATAAGATTATAAAGGAAAAGGAATTGGAAATAGAGAGTCAATTTCCATCAAAAATGTCTTACTCTGATAGGTTCTCATTCTTAAATAACCATGCGGATATTCATAGGATTATATTAACTAATCTATCTTTAAAAAATTCAGAGACTATATCTAAGATATTTAATAGAAAGTTTGTAGAAAGAGATGGTCTTATTGATGTGATGATTGGTTCTGGTCTTTTAACTAAGGATTTAACTAATCCAAAGCTTGTAGATACTCTTAAAAATTTAAGAATAGGAAAAGAAAATAAAAAAGATGTTTCAGAAGAAAATAAAGCAAGGAATGATGAATATAAAAGAGTATTAAGAAAAATTCTTCGATTGCAAAAAATATCTAATGAAGGTGAGTATCAAACTTCAAAACCATCTGAAGATTTAATATTTGTAAAACCAAATGATGTAGAAAGATTAATTAATTTTTTAGAAGACAGGGGATTGCCGATTAGAACAATGTCGGAATCTGTAATGTCTAGTGTAGAAAATTTTATTATAAGAGAAAAAATAGGAAATGCAAGTTTATCCGTTGCAGAAGTAAATGCCTTCTATGAACTAGCGGATATAGGATTAGCCGAATTTAGATTAGATGCAAAAGATAAATCTGGGTTTTTAATATCTCCTATTGATACAAAGTTTGTACAAAATGGATTTGTTCCACACGCAGAAGAATATAACCGTCAAATTAAAAAAATAGCGAGGAGAAGTGCTGGTTTAATTACAGAGACAACTCCTATAAAAGTAGTAAGCGGATTAGAGGTTAATTCTATACTTTCTTTATTGCCACGTAGTTTAGATATAAGACAATCAGCAAATCAACAATTAGCTGAATTTATAAATTTATTACCTACTAAAAATTCTTATAATCAGATAATAGGGCAATATGTTATGGAGGGGGGAGCTCCAGAGGTTGTTTCCTGGCTAGCTAAGCATGGAGTATTAGAGTATAATAAAAAGAGCAAGGGGTGGAAGATACAGAAAGATAAAAACGGAAGGATGATAAAGTTTACTGAGGCCTTAGAGTCGAAGCTTCAAGAAAAAATAGAATCAGAATCAGGATTATCTCCTGAGTATGTAGAAAATAGATATAATACTGAAATGCAAATTGCAAAAAATGCCTTTGGGGAACATGCCAAAGTAGAGACTTCTACAACATTTAATTTTAATAATTTCTTTGAAAAGTATTTGATTGATGATGTAGATGTTTCCGCTAAAAGTAAAGATGTAAAACAGGAATATGCAATTGATTTAATTTTATCTAGAAATGCTCCTATGGAAGACAGAGTCCCAGCCGCAGATATATTAGATAATGTTTTAAACAGAATATCTGTTAAGGTAGATAAAGATTTTATAAAATTTAAGGATTTAGATAGGGGATTAAAATCTTCATATGAAAAGGAAATACAAGGTGATATTTTAAAATTAATTACAAGTAAATATAACTCTATAAGAATAAATAATATTTCATATAAAGAGGGAAGAATAACGGAAGGAGAATCTTGGCAACAAAATACTAGATTAAATACATTATTACAGTCTCTTGAATTGCCATATGCTATTATAGAAAGAGAAGCTATAGTCTGGTCTGAGTATGGTGGAAAATTCCAACGAAAATTTGTAGATATATTTTCTAATTCTTCGGACCTCCCAAAATATGAAAGAGATAGAATAAGGGATTATAAAAATAGATTTGATTCTTTATTAAATAGAACTTCAGATTTTTTTGGTAGCGTAATAGAAGATGGTTTGGTTATAGTCCAGCTTTCAAAAGATACTGCTCCCATTGCTATTCCAAGAAATAGTCTTTCTAATATTGATAAGTCTTTTATTAGTTTATCTAAGAAATTATCTAATAATGAAAATATAAGAACAGAGGTTAGAGACAGGATAAAAGAAGTATCAAATAAAATGGAAAATCCTTCGGAGATTGGAAAGCCAACAGATGTAGATTATAAATTTGCTTTATCTCATTTAGTATTCGCTGACATGATGATGGGTAAAAATAGTATAAATAGATATGAAAGATTCTTAAATGGAGAAGGCATTAATATAAGTAAAGATATGAGTCGTGTAAAATTATATGATTCTAAAAACTTTGTTAAACATGATAGAGCAATTGTAAGAAGTATGATGAATATTTACGACAGAGCTAATGATAGAAGGACATATGACGCTCTGGGCAAGGTTATGCGACAAAATGGATTTAATGTTGCGATATGGAATGATGTAGATTATTCTTCGATAGGCAAGGAAGTCTCTCGTATATTGAAGGAAGATGGATATAGTGATAAAAGAATACAACAAATACTAGAGAATCAAATTGGAGATGTTCATAGTAGGGTATCTTCTTTTGATAGTATTGCATTTGTAAGTAAGAGTCAAATCAGATATGCACATGCTATGATGGGGAATAATCCGAACTCTACGAATCCAGTCAAGCCTGCTATTTCATCTGGTGGTAGAGATGGTCAACTTTTGTTAGGTAAAACATTATTTATATATGATAAATCTCTTGATGGATTTTTCTCTAAGCATGATATAGATATACTTTTAACATCTAGCGGAGCTAAGGCATTTAATCAAGGAAAATTAAGTATTAATGCTCAAGGATTCGAAATTGATAATAGTATTATAAATAGACCTTTTAATCAAATTAATACAATTCCAAAAATAGGCACCCAAAAAATAAGAAATATACCTATTGATGGTATAGGATTTAAAGCTGAAATAGATAAAACATTTAAGTCAGCTACAGAATCTACCGCTGATTTTAATTATATGACAAATGCAGAACATGATGCTATGTTTAATAGTGGGTATCAAAAACAAGTTCGTGATGCTATTAAAAATATGGAGTTACTTGTAGATAATCCAATAAGAGTCAGACAGTTTGCAATAGAAGCTTTTGGACAACAAGGCATTGGTTTAGACCCAAGTCAAGGAAGTGGAAAACAGTTGAGTGCTATGATGGATTTTATATCCATGTCTAGGGATGCTAATCCTATGTCATATAGTGAGAATATTGTTAAAAATAAAATGTATAATCTTTTTATTAATACTATTATTAATGGTCAAAGGTCTGTTATAGAAACTGAGGGAGGGAATGTATTTAGGTATGGAGGACAGGCTCCCGTTATACAATCTGTAGACCCAACAATGAGATTAAAGCCAACAATTCTTGGTGAAGATGGCAAAATTGAACGATACGGTGAAATAATGATAGGTGAGCATGAGAGGTCATCTAATATTAATGAGATTATAAAGGGGAATAGAGATATAATATTTGTTGAGAGAGGAAAGACAATTACTCCAGAAAAATTATTTGGAAAAGAAGAATGGGATGTAATAAGGCAGGACAGGACATTAGGTATGTTGCATGATTTTATAAACGGTGGATTTGAAAAAGGGAAGCCAAGACCTGATTTGCAAATAGGTCTTATTACTAATAGAAAACCTCGTACAAGACCAAACGATATGGCTATTTTAGGATTAAAAGGATTCCTTCCCAAGTCTTATGGTAAATCTGCATTAGTTAATAGTCTAGACATCGTTAATATTTTTGAGGGGGATTATGATGCTGATAAGGTAGACTATTTTTATGGGGCAAGAAAGCCTATGATAGACCATGCAATAAAATCAGGACAATATTTTGTACAAGGAGTAGACCCTAGTACTTTAACAATTCCTACTAGATTTTCTTGGGCTGATTCCCCTACTACAATTGTTGGTAATATAGAAAATATGGCTGCTAATAGTGAGTTAGCTACAAAGCAAATTGGTGTAGTGCAAAAAGTCCCTAGAATGTTGAATAATTTAAGCCACATTGCTCAAAATATAACAGTTAAAGATGGGATAGTAGAAGATAAAGCACTAAAAAGATTTGAAGCTAGGGAAGGTGAATTGCCTCAAGTGTTGTTTTATACTAAAAACTCAGGGACTGGTGAATTAGATAGATTAGTTATTGATTTTAATAATAAAGATTTTTATCAAAGAGCAGCTTTAGAAACTCAATATATGATAGACATGGGTGGAGGCGCTAATCCAGAACTTATGACTGATATAAGGAATTGGAAACCAAGATTCTTATTTCCAAGTATAGAAGAAAGTATTACTCCAGGCGAAGCTAGAAAGCAAGGAGTAGGTTTTATTAATAGAGCGATAACACAAAATAAAAATGATAGAAGGTTGAGAATATTTAGAAAGTTTGATAAAGATGGAAAAGAAATAGAATTATCTGAATTAGATAAGGCTATGATAAAAGAAGTAATGACAGAATATGGAGCCTTTTTAAATGTTATAGGGAATGAGACATACCAAAAAAGTGGAGAGAGTAGAAGTATAACATATAATGATGTATATAATAAATTAGATTCTTTTTATAATTTTAATTCTAATATGAGTAATCAATTATATACTAGGTTGTGGGGTAAGTTTAAAAAAGATAAACAATTTCAATTAATGTTCGAGCCTAAAGAAATAAAATATGAAAAATATGGCAAGGAAAAAGTATTTGAAAAAGATACTAGAGATATATTTGATGATGGAGTTGGTACAATAAAGCAAAATGTTAAAGGGATATCAGAAGGTACTAGAGGAGGAGTCGTAGAAAGAACATTAAATCAAGTATGGCAAGCAGATGTGTTTCAAAGTAATGCAAATAAAAAATATAAGTCAGAGCCAACTGTTACTGGTGATTTAGTAAGACATTTAGATAATTGGTATCATCAAATATCAGGAGGGACTTACGAGTTAGAAGGAAGAGCTCCACACGCAGATTATACACAAAGCTTAATATTGAAAGAAGTAAGAGATTATAACTCTGGAGCTTATGCTGTAGGAAAAATTAAAAGAGATATAATAAAAACTAAGAATAGAAATGATTTATCTTATAAGCAAAAGCAGGGTCTTATAAATTATAAGAATAATCTTATAAGTGATATAACTAAAAAAATGCATGGAATACCAAAAAAGTTCTTTATATCTGGTAAAACCGTAGATTTAAGAAAGTATAAAATTGAACCTGTTGAGGGGAAAGAAACTATAGATGCTGTTGTAAGACATAATACTATAGAATCTCTTATAGATTTTAGAGGTGGATTAGGTGGGGATACTAATAGACAATCAGATGTAAAGGATGTTATAGAGTTAAGAAAGTTAATGTATGGTAGCGGGGATAGTCTAAAAGATATACTTGATTATGGAAAAACAACTTTATTAACCGATGCTACCGTTAGATATTTAAGAGAAATAAATCCAGAAAAGGGTAACTATACAGTAGAAAGTGAATTACTATTAAGAGGATTTAATAAATATGGAGTTGATTTTATTATTGATTTTATGCGTTCCCCTCAAGATAATTTTACTCTTGGTGTGCATAATGGTAGATTAGTCCCAATGCCATATAGTAAAAGCAGTAGATACAGAAGGGGTTTACAATTTTTAACAGAGGCTTCTAGGGCAGAGAAAACAAGAGAATTATTTGGTATAGAAAAAGGTATTACTTCAGAAGAAGTGGCGGCGGTGAAACAACTTTTGGGAATAATTCAAGTAACTGAATCTAATTTTGATAGATTTTATAATAAGAGATTTGATATGAAAGATTTTACATCTGAGCCAGATTATTCTGTTAGGATTGGCAAGGGTGAAGATTCGTTTTTATTTTCATTATCTAATGTTAGATTGCCGTCATTTAGTAAGCCTATAGAAGATACAATATATGACTATAACAGTATAAAGTGGACTAGGGATACAAATAGAGTTTCAGGTGGGTTTGATTTAATTAATGATGCTAGTTTAAGTTTTTATGCTGACATAGCAGAGGTATCTGGAAGAACTGCTGAGTTTAAGGATTACTTAAATATTATGAATGGATTAAAAATGCAAATGGTTCAGAATAAAACAATAGACCCAATTGAGTATTTGGCGATTCGTTCTACTATACAAAATGATATGAAGCAATTAGTGAGTGATGTTCTTAGTGGTGGTATAGACATTAATAAACAAAGTGTTTCTTACAGAAGATTAAGAAAAAATCCTATGTATATTTTGTATGGAGGAGATGCAAATGGCGGTGATTATAGGGGTGTTACATTGGAAAAGAGTAGAAAATATTTACAAAAGGAATTAAAAGAGGTTGTGAGCATGAGAAAAAGATTAGAACAAGCTGATGAAACCTTTGGAATTAAAGAAGAAACTGGAAGAACAAAGTTAAAAGAATTTATTAAAGGTTGTCAGGAGGTATCTTAATGGCAGTTTGTTTACCAAATGCAAGAGACTTAGGAAAAGAAATAGAGAGCTGGGCTAATACTAAAAAGGCAAGAGCTACTTTTAGAGACCCATATGAAGCTGCTTTTAGGATAGTGGAAACTGAATTTTTAGTTTCTATAAATGATTTAGGAGCTAGAGAAATTGATATAACAAAAGGCCAACTAGGCTCGTTTAAAACAAGACTAAAAGAGCTAGATAGATTAATAGATAAGGGAACTTTAGATAATGCTTTTGCTGTTTCATTTTGGCAGACTTCTAAGTTTGGTAAGAAAGACCCTATTATTGGTTCTGTATTGAGAAATATGCAGTTATCAAACTTTTATTTTAGAGAGCATGAATCTACCGATAAAAGGCTAATGTCCGATATGATGAAGAATTTGGAATCAGAAGCTAGGGATAGAGGATATTTTGAATCTTCTGGATTAACTGTTAAGCAATCTCAAAAAAAGATGCAGACTTTAGATGATGCTTTGCAAACAGAAATAGTTAATTATCAAAATGGAGATGCCAAGAGTTTAAATAAAATAACCGATATACAAAAGGAAATGCAAGGGTATGTTCAAAAAACATATTTAAAAGTCTTTGATGATATGATTGAGTTGCTTGAAAATAAAGATAGGAAGGGCTCTATATCTTCTGTTGAAAAAGATGTTTATAGCAAATTAACTTCGAAGCAAAAACAAGAAGTCAATGAGGGTAAGAGAACTATAAAGTTATCTAGTACGGATTTAGCTAATGTAAGAAACCCAGATGGAACAAGACTTTCTGGAAATATGTACGATTCTCTTGTTACATATAAAACTTTGATGGATGGTTTATATCAAAGATTAAGAAATGGTGTAACTGCTCAAATAGATGGAATTATAAATAGAGCTGAAATGCAACGAGGGGAACTATCTGTCGAGGGAGTAAAGGCTTTAAAGAAAAATCTCGAAGGCAAATTAATGCCAAAATATGAAGGTAATGGATTTTTTCCTCATTATACTAGAGATTTAAATGTTGATTTTATGTCTGGTTTAATGCCAAAATTAGATGAGTTAAATACAGTTGCAAATCCTTATGAGAAAGGTAAAAATAAGAGGACTGCAAATGAAGTTGTTGCAGATATAAATAGTTACATAAGTGGACACGCAAAAAGTAGGGGTGAAGATTATGAGTATAGTAAGAATTTTTTAAACTCTGTTACTAATTATATACATGATGTTAATAGGTTTAATTATACTGCTAATATGAATAAGCATATGATTAAAGGTTTATCTGATGTAGAAAAAATATATAAGACTGATGGGGATGCTAAAGGATATGCTCAATCAGTTGTTAATTATATACAAGATATGCATAAAGCATCTAATGGTCATCAAAATATGTCTCCACAAACAAGGGCTGTGATGAGAACACTTCTTGGATTTGAGTTTATATCTAAGTTAGGATACAATCCTAGAGGAGCTTTAAGAAATTTTACACAAAGATTATTGGACTATGTAGAGTGGGGGCCTATTCAAGTCAGAAAATCTAATGATATATTAAATAGAATAGGTCTAAAAGATGTTGATATAGAATCAGAATTAAAGAGAGTAGGTTTATACTTCTCGGAAACTTCTCCTCAATTATTAGAGAGTGAATTAGGAACTCCAGCTTCTACATTTAAATCAATAGAATATGATGAGTCTACTGGTAAACATAAATATGTTAAGAAAAGTGGTCTTGAAAAAATCGCAGATAAGGTTGGTTGGGCTGCTGGAAAATCAAGCTATTTACATAGGCAAGCTGAGAATTCCAATAGAAAACATACATTTAAAATTGCTTTTGCCCAGATGTATGATTGGTTACATACTCCAAAATATATAGAGCAGTTAAAATCTAGAAATCAAGATTTGACTGATGCTCAAGTAAGACAAAAAATAAAAACAAGAGCAAGAAATTATGCAGTTAATATGGTTGTTTTAAATCATTTTGATTACGCTGATTATGCAAAGAGTAAAGCTTTAAGAAGTAAAGTTGGTAAATTTTTAGGACAATTTCAACATTATAGTTTTGAATTTTTAGAAAGAAATATAAAAATATTAAGAGAAGCCAAGCATGATATGATATCTGGAAAAGTACTGCCTGGGATGGATGCTCAAGGTATCTCAAAAGCATATAGAATGGCTTTGGTTTATTTTCTTGCTCCAGTAATGGCTTCTGCTATGACTGGTGTAAACTTTTCTAATTTAGTAGAACATGATACTGCTACTAGAATTGGACAATGGGCAACTGTATTAACTGGAGATGAGGAAGAAATTAATGAAGCTTTTTATGGTAAAGGCCCAATTATATCTACATTTGGAGGTCCAATTACTTCTGACTTAATAGATATTGGAATAATGCTTGATTTAGTAGACCTTGATGATGATAATATTCTTACATTAATAGGTGGTTTAGAGAAATATGACCATGAAGATAGTGCTAAAAAAATAAGAATACTAAATACATTTGCTGGTAGAGTCGTTAGCCAGCATATACCATTATTAAAAGAAGGTAAAATTGGATGGGCTCTTCAATCAGAAGCTGGAGTATATCCAACTGCTGAAGCTAAAAAGAGACAAAAAGAATTAGATAAAATTAGAAAGCAAATATTGCCAGAGGATGTAGAAAAAGCTTTACAAGCTTTGGAACAGGGTAATTTTTCTTAGAAGACAGTAGGGCTTAGGTGGAAAAATACTAAAACCACCCAAGTTCCCTATAAACCTACTGCCTAATATTTTCTTAGCTCTTTCCCATTATAATCTTTTTTTCTAATTCTTTTGTATAGTTTATTAATCCAATTATTATTGATTGTACAACTATTTCTTTAGTGTCACCATCTGATTCTTTTGCATATTCTAATAATTTTAAATTTGCTTTAAACATTATTTTTAAATAATCATAATTAGTTTTCATTTGCTCTCCTCCATATTGCTATGCAGATTGCATCTGATGTATATAATGTTGTTTTTTCATAAAAACATTTTGCTATTTTTTTCAATTCTTGTTTCCTCTCCTTCTTATTTTTTGGAAGACTAAAATCCTTTTGCCATACTCTAGGCGTTACTAATTCATATTCGATGTTATTTGATTCAAGTATTCCTATCCAAGCTCCATAATTTACTCCAAACTTAAAAGCTGAACTTCTTCCATCCGTTGGAAACGCATGAACTTTTTCCATTGTGCATATGTAGGAACCATTATTAATTAAATTTATTAATTTAGCCATTTCATTAAATGTTGGCGGACATTTATAAGCCTCTACATAATCTTCATGGAGAACTGCAATTCCTCCAGACTTGCCAGGGTCAATTGCTATGTATTTTTTCTCCAAATATTGAGTTTTGGGCTTTGTCTTTTTGATATCTTTTAGATTGCGTTGCTTTCGTACCATAGTGTTCTCTTATTGCACATTTTTTGCATACTATTAATTCTTCTTTTCCTATGGGAGCCGTGTAATAATACATATCTGTATACCCTAGACTCCCACACATTTTACATTCATTTCTTTCTGGTCGTAGTATCTTTTTTATCTTGGGTATCACTAAATGCTAGTTCCCTATTTGGATAGAATTTACACTTGTTACCATTAAATCCCACCATATAACTTCCTACATTACCATATCTAGCCTTTGCTGATATAATTTTACTTTCATATCTGTCATATGATGCACTATCAAAGTTGTATCCA